TAATTTATGGTAAGGGGTTATACTCAAAGACACCTGCATTTAATGAATTACTACAAAAGATTATACCACAAGAGGAAACTAAAAGAGTTTCATTTGACTTAAAATTATATGGTAATGCGGCATATCAAGTATATTGGAATGATGAACATACTAAGATAGTTAAAATGTATCATGTACCTGTTCAATATTTAAGAGCAGAAAAGATATATAATAATCCAAAAATAGAAAACTATTATTATTGTACAGATTGGAATGACCAAAGAAGTATAAAAAATAAAAAGAAAGTTCCTGCATTTGAAACTTCTAATGAGAAAATGGAAATACTTTATATCAAAAATTATTCTCCAAGCTTATATTATTATTCCCTACCTGATTGGGTATCTGCTTTACAATTTAGTTTTGTAGAAGCTGAGTTATCTAATCTACATATCAACAATATAGAAAATGGTTTCTTACCGGCAGTAATGTTAAACTTCAATACAGGAGTTCCAGCACCGGAGGAAAGACAAACAATAGAAGCATTAGTGCAAAATAAGTTTACAGGCACTAGAAATGCAGGTAGATTTATGTTATCCTTTAATGATGATGTTGCAAGTAAACCAACAATAGATGTAATCAACATTGACAACTTACATGAGAAATATGAGTATGTTGCAACTTACGCACAAGATAGAATATTAGTAGCACATAGAGTAACATCTCCATTACTATTCGGTATTAGAACTCAAGCAAATGGTTTCTCCTCACAATCAGAGGAAATGAAAACGGCTTTCTCTATTATGCAAACAATGACAATATCACCATTCCAAAATATAATCTTAAATTCATTAGATTATGCATTAACAATGGGTGGATACAATAATATGGAATTATACTTTGAACAATTGACACCATTAGTAATCTTAGCAGAAACTGCTGACGAAACTGATAAGACAATAGGACAAGTAGAGGATGAAACCAATGATAGTATGGAAAATCCAGCAACACAGGATAATCCAGGTGACCAAACTCCAAACGAACCTTCTAAACCTACTAAGCCGGCAAAAGGGCCATATGAACCAATGCCGCAAGTAAATCAAAGCTCTGCATTTTTCAAACAAGAATACGAAATATATAATAAAAAATAACTATGTCATACGCATTATTCATAAACAGAAACGATATTATAAAGAACACTCCGTTGCAAGGTGCAATTGATGCAGATGCTCTTTTGCCATTTATGAGAACTTCGCAAGATAAATACTTAAAGAATTTATTAGGCACTGTCTTATTTGAATACTTACAGGCACAAATCACTGCAAACACAGTTAGTAGCTTATCAGTATTTTATCAAGACTTATTAGATGACCATATTAAGAATACTCTAATATGGTATGGTTGTGTAGAATACATCCCATTTTCCTCAATTCAGTTCAAATCCAATGGAAGTGTTAAGCAACAATCAGAGCAAGGCATTGCCCCCTCTAAATCCGAAATAGACTACCTTTTAGCTAAGGCTCAAGCAAACGCTGACTACTACGCTTTAAGATTACAAAACTATTTGGTTGCATATTCAAACAATATACCACAATACTTACAATCAGTTGGTAATATGACACAAATATATCCTGACCAAACAAATCAATATACAATCGGACTTCAATTATAATTTAATTTAATATGTCTTATTTACAAAACAATGCTGCTGTCAATTATACTCTTTACTATAATGTAATTGAGTATTTTAAGACTATAATGCAAAATCACCCAACAATACAAAGTGTAACTCAAGGTGATATAGCAGAGATAGATGATGAACAATTCCAAATGTATCCTTTGGGTAATGTAAATATATTGGCTGCTAACTTTAATACAAATACAACTGATTATACAATTCAGTTAATAATTGCTGACAAGATAAAAAATAAAAATAACGAGTCGGTTGGTAGAACGAATGTATTGGATGTACCTTTTTATAAAACAGATGATACAATTGATATATGGGCAAACACATTAGGAGTTGTAAATGACCTTACTTCATTCACACAATATTCAGTTGAAAGTTTTAATATCAACGAACAAATACAAAACGAACCATTTGCGGAAAGATTTAATAATGGATTAGCAGGTTGGGTTTCAACATTTACACTTACTACACATAACGATAGACCAAGATGTTTATATAATTTATATCCATCAGGCTCTTATTAAATTAAGATACTATGCCAGGTAAAGATTATAAATCCCTAAAAGCTGTTGCGAAAGAGATTCAATCCAATCTACAAAAGTATGCTCCTTATAGGACTGGTAATCTTCGTAATAAATTAAGAACTGCTAACACCATCAATACCATTATTGGTGAGAACAGATATGATTTTAACTATCAAAAGAAATCAACTGATATTAAGGTTTCAGTAGAGGTTGCACCTGATGGAGCAAGGTATGGTATATTCTTTAATGACCCACCTGCAGTAGGACCTAAACGCAAAAAATTACAAAAAACTGCAGAACGCAAAGGCAATTGGAACTTTGGTCAAAGAAGTATGGATGATGCAATTTACAAATATTTAGATAAGTTTGTAGATGAAATTGAACGAAATATGGTCAAAACCATTGAAGATGAGATAGATAAATTTTAATCTAGCCCTACTACTTTTTTATTTTTATTGGTTAAATAAGAAAGAATTATTAGATGTCATACTCATTTATACAAACACCGGCAACTATGTCATTGGCACAATCGCCAGTCATATTTTCGGTATCGTCCTCAACATTAGTAGGACTGGCAAATTTTCAATACATAGGTGAATTAACTATATGGACAGGTAGTCTTGCAGATAGCGGTAGTGGAAACACATGGACATTAGCAAAATACCCATCCTCACAAGGTTTAACAGGTATTTTTGATTTGAGTAGAATAATAAACTCTACACAAACAGAATTGATACAACAAAATATCTCTCCAATTAAATATTTTAAATTTGATAGTTATTATCGTTATCAATCAGGCTCCGTATATTTTACAGGCTCAGTTATATCATCATCAGTATTTCAAGCTGCAGATGGTTATGAAGTATTTCCTGAAACAATTGGAGCACAGGTAAATACCTTAACTCCATTATGGCCTTTGATGAGTAATGGGCCGGCAACTCAATCTGTTTTCATAGATAATATTGGTAGTAGTAGTGTATTTATTGGTAATGTTGGACAATCTATACCTACAAAAATAGTTTATTCAGGTAGTACAGGTAATGGAATATATACATTATCAACCGCAACTTCTAACTCAAATACATTAGTTGCAGGTTTTCCAAGCGCTCCTGCACAATCAGGGTTTCCTTTATCTACTGGTAGTTTAAGTCAATATAGTTTACAACCATATTCAGGTAGTGTTGCATTAGGACAACCAATTACATATAATATTACATGTCAACAAAAGTATCCAAATATTAGAATTAAATGGAAAAATAGATTTGGCCAATTTGATTATCTAAATTTTGATATGGTAAATAGACAGAGTATGTCAACAACTAAAAGAAGTTATCAACCACAAATTGGTAGTTTTACTCAAAGAACATTATCATATAACGAATACGATACTCAAACTCTAAATTATGTTGTAGATGCAAATCAAATTATAAGTTGTAATACGAATTGGTTAAGTGAGGATTACAATGATATTCTAAAACAATTATTAGTAAGTGATGAGATTTATTGGATGCAGTATAATACAGCAGCTGTAAAACCTTTAACTATTGTTACCTCAAATATTCAATTCAAAACCGGCGTGGTAGATAAATTGATACAATATCAATTTGATTTCCAATTCGGTCAAGGATACAAACTAATAATTTAATATATGTCTATAAATTCAACACAAGGTTTCAAATTCAAATTGATAGCGAGTGGTAGCTATGGTAGTCAACAATTAGATTTATTTCAGGATGAGGAAATTAAACTATCTGATAATATCACAGGTCTATTTGATTTAGGAGCATTGCCCTCAGATTTTACAAAATCAATTACTTTACCAGGCTCAAAAACCAATAATAAGTTTTTTGAGTTTGTATATGATATATCGGTAGAGAACCCATATCTTTTTGCAACGAATGTAAAAGTAGAAGCATATTTAGATTTTGATGGAATATATCTTGCACAAGGATACATTCAATTAAATAAAGTAAATATTTTACAAAATAAGTTTATAGATAGTTATGATGTAACAATATACGGAACTCTATCTAGCTTTGGTAGAAATATAAATACATTATTTCTTACTGATATAACCTCACTACAAAAATACAATCACACCGCATCTTACGATAACATTTCGGCAAGTTGGGGTGGTAACCTTTTCAATGGTGATATAGTTTATCCACTTGCAGATTATCC